TCAGGGTCAGCCACAGCTAGGGCTTTCGGGTTCGCTTCCAAGCAGGCGCGCTGGATTGCCACGCTAGGAGCAACGGGTAACGAGTCTTTCCAAGACCTAGGCTTGGATCGGTCGGGGAATATCTACTCTGCAGGCTATGTGGGTACAGGCTCGGCAGGGGCACTCGATCTGATAGTCACTAAACATAACTCCTACGGCGCGCTCCAGTGGCAGCGCAGGCTGCAAAGCTCCAGCACAGAGACGTTTTATGGGGCGGCAGCGGACGCTACGGGTAATGTTTACGTCGCGGGGCAGACAGGAAGCACAGCGACGGGCGATGTAGTTGTAGCGCAGTACAATACCCTCGGAGCCATACAGTGGCAGCGTACCCTGTCTAGCGCTGCTAGCGCTGAGTTTGCGCACGGGTGCGCACTGGATAGCTCGGGTAATCTGTACGTAGCGGGATACACAGTCGGCATATACGCCGCGTACTTGCTGGTGAAGTACAACTCCAGTGGTACGATCCAGTGGCAACGAACCCTTGGCGGGACTGCGACAACCGATGTGGCCTACGGGATAGCCATCGACAGCAGCGACAATGTGTACATCACGGGTGTCGCGGATACCGACATAGTCACGGCTAAGTACGACTCTTCCGGCGCGATCCAGTGGCAGCGGCGGCTGTCTGGGGCAGGCACTGATTCTGCCTACGGGATCGCCTGCGACGCTAGCAACAATGTGCTGATTACGGGGTGGACAGACAGCCAAGGCTCGGGGTTAGCCGACATCCTGACCGTCAAATACAACTCCAGCGGCACGCTGCAATGGCAGCGTATAGTAGGCGGGGTGGCTGCAGACGAGGGACATGGAGTAGCCGCAGACACTGCTGGAAATGCCTACGTTGTCGGGTCGGTAGGTACTGACGTTGCGGTAGTTAAATACGACTCCAGCGGCACGCTCCAATGGCAAAGAACTTTCGGTGGGACCGGAACTGATTCGGGCCTAGGTGTTTCTGTTCTCGGTACGACTTTCATAATGTCTGGGCGTACCACCAGCGCCGGAGTGGGTGGAGAAGAAGCCCTCCTAGTGCGCTTGCCTACTGACGGTAGCCTCACAGGAACTTATGGCGCGTTTACCTACGCTGTGGGTGCTATGACGGGGGCCACAAGCACCCTAACAGATGCTGCGGGCGCACAAACCGACGCTGCGTCTTCCCTTACCGCTACTACGTCTTCCCTAGTTGACTCTGCCTCCGTGCTTACTGCGACGCTTATATCTATTTAGGGGGAGCATATGGCGTTTATCAAACTGCAGTTTAAACCGGGGCTTAACCGGGACCAGACCAACTACTCCAACGAGGGTGGCTGGTGGGAATGCGACAAAGTTCGTTTTGTTTCCGGGTATCCTGAGAAGGTTGGTGGTTGGCAGAAGGTTAACCCCGCTAGTTTTTACGGCGTATGTCGCCAGATGTGTAACTGGGTAACTACGTATTCAGATAACCTTCTTGCGCTTGGAACCAACAACAAGCTCTATATCGAGGCGGGTGGTTATTATTACGACATCACGCCGCTGCGGGCTACGACCCCTACGCTTATCACTCCCAATACGGATAACTCCGTCTACACAACGAACGGTTCTCAGGTCGTTACGATTACACTCCCGGTGACGCATGGAGCGACAGACGGTTCGTTCGTGCAGATTTCAGGGGTCACCGGAAACGTGGGCGGCATCCCCAATGCCGAGATCAACGCCAACCAACAAATTACGTTGGTCAATACGTTCTCGTTCTTTTTCACGGTGGCTACGACAGCTACGTCTACGGTTAGCGGTAGCGGCGGCACAGCTATTAGCATCAGTTTTGAAATCGAACCCGGCAACGCCATCACGACGGCTGGTTACGGTTGGGGCGCTGGCACGTGGAGCCGGGGTGAGTGGGGTCTTGGCTCCGAGGAGCCTCTATTTCTGCCCCAGCGCGACTGGTGGCTAGATAATTTTGACAATGATCTTGTTGCTAATATCCGCAACGGAACTCCCTATTACTGGGAGCGTGGGACTACGACTAACCCCGCTACGGCGCTTGCAACGCGAGCCATTACGCTAGCGCAGTATGCTACCAATTCCGGGTATTCCGCCGCCGCTGTCCCTGTTGTGGCTACGCAGATGGTGGTGTCTCAGCAAAACAAGCACCTTGTCTGCCTAGGCGCAGTTCCCTTTGGCAGCACCAACCCAAATGATTTCGACCCACTGCTCATCCGGTGGGCGGACCAAGATAACCCCGGGCAGTGGACGCCTACGTCCACCAACTCAGCGGGTGATATACGTATATCGCGTGGCTCACGTATCGTCTGCGGCCTGCCAACAAGGCAGGAAGTCCTCATCTGGACCGATGCGAGCCTTTATACCCTGCAGTTTCTTGGCACGACGGATGTCTTTGCGTTGCAGGAGTACGCCGACAACATCTCCATAGCCTCCCCCCGTGCGGTCATCACAGCGGCTAACGTCACTTACTGGATGGGGCAGGACAAGTTCTACGCCTACACGGGCCGGGTCGAGACGCTACCCTGCACCCTGAGCCTCCACGTGTTTAATAATATAAACTACGAACAGACGGGGCAGATCGTCTGCGGGACTAACGAGCAGTGGGACGAGGTCTGGTGGTTCTACCCCAGTGCGACCGTTGACTATAACGACAGCTACGTAGTTTATAATCACCTCGATCAGATTTGGTACTACGGCACAATTGATCGTTCCGCGTGGCTCGACACCCCGCTGCGACAATACCCTGTGGCCTGCAATAGTGACCCCTTGTCCGCTAGTGGGTCCCTCTATAACCACGAAGACGGCATCGACGACGACGGCGTAGCTATAGAATCCTACATCCAGTCAAGCGACTTTGACATTGGAGACGGCGATCAGTTCATGCTGAGCAACCGGATTATCCCGGACATTTCCTTTAGCGAATCTACGGCAGCTGAGCCTGAGGTTACGTTGGAAATCCGCCCCCGCAACTTCCCGGGCACCAGCTATCAAAGTGACCCTGCCGATGAGCAGAACGTCATCTCTACCTCGGTCGATCAGTATACGGGGCAAATCTTCATTCGCGCCCGCGCTCGGCAGATGGCGCTGAAGATCAAGTCGGAAGCCCTAGGTGTTAATTGGCAGCTTGGCGTCCCGCGTTTGGACGTGCGCACTGACGGGCGCAGGTAAACCCTATGGCTCTAGAAAAGTTCCGCGCAGCACCACTGCCAAACCCCGGAAAAGATTACGACCCTCAGTACATCCGGCAGCTTGTTCGGGTTCTAGAGAACTATTTTTCCCAGCTGGACTCTGTGACCGCAAACTACGCGCAGTCGTACAGGGCTAACTATTTCTACTCTACTCCGACAACGGTAGCTATCTTAGCTAGTGCGGCTACGGCGGGGTCGGGTGCACGTGCTTTTGTAAGCGATGCTACGGCGACTACTTTTGCTAGTATAGTTGCGGGGGGTGGGGCGAATCCAGTACCCATATACTCCGATGGTACAAACTGGCGTATTGGGTGAGTTGGTAATATAACCGTGTCTGTAACGTAAAGGGCTGCACATGCAGAACGCTTACCCATTGGGCGCGGAAGCGCAGGACATGCAGGGCTACGGTCGCAATGGCGACACCATGCTCATGCACGTGTCGCCGGAAGAAGTAAGCGGTCTACAAGCTCTGGCCCAGAATAACGGCACTTCGCTGACCATCAACCCCCACACGGGAATGCCCGAGGCATTCAGCCTCAAGAAGCTGCTACCGACTATTGCGGGTGTTGCTCTCAGCTTTGTACCCGGCGTGGGTCCGCTTCTCGCGGCGGGCCTTACCGCTGCAGTAAGTACCGCTGCCTCCGGCAGCCTCAAGAAGGGCCTGATGGCGGGCCTCCAAGCCTACGGCGGTGCTTCTCTGGGTGCCGCATTTGGAGCGGGTAGTGTATTCGGAGCGGGCGCTGGTGCTGGTGCTAGTGCTGGTGTAGGCGCGGGGGTAGGTGCTGCAGAAGGGTTGGCAAGCAACGTACCTGTCGCTGTTTCTAACGCGGCCCCCGCAGTTAGTGGGCTTGTACCTACTTCAGCGGGGTTGGGCGGCTTGGCTAACGCACCCGCTGCTATAGGAGCGGGTTATACCCCAGCGTTTTCAGCAACACTTCCGCTCAAAGCAGGTATCGTGCCCTCTGCATCTCACATGGCTGGGGCCACGGGGTTGGCTAGTAGCGCACCTTCT